ATTTATACATCCAGCCATATTTCAATTCATGAATAACGTTTTTAACGTTTGTTAGAGAATAAGATTGTGTTTCAGTTTCAGATAGATCATGATAATATTTTGGTAGCTCAGTAAGCTTGTAATATTCTAGAATTCTATCTTTAAAGTATTTGTTAAATAAATAATATCCATTAGATACATTACTTAACACAGAAACAATCTTTGACACTACACGCAGTGATTCGGGCATTTGTTCTTCAGGGATAAATCTACCTGATATAGCGATTTTTCGAATCAATAGCTCATCTGAAAAAGCTAACTTTTTACGATTGTCAAATTTATAACCTAGGTATTCAATCATTTCACCAGGTTTGAATATTTTAGTAGCTTGTTCTGAAATTGTAGCACCAAAACAATCTTTGATTGTTTTGATTATTTGTTTTAAATCAATATTTTGGTAGTTAGACATGATAGTATCGTCACCTTTAACTTTAATTAATTCTGCTCTTGGGTTATAGCCATTAGCTAGTAAAGCATAATTAATCATGATTAGGTTCATTAAACTATCAAGCAGGTTAGTGAAAACAGATCCTGATAACATACCAGCTTGTTTGTTAAATATAACAGGTTTGTTGTTAAATTGTGTAACAACAGGACAAGACTGGTGAACTACGATAATAGCATCAAAAAGTGAAGCCATAACGGGATCTAGTTTAAATAATGATTTAATAGTGTGTAAAGACCAGACAATTAGTCCTCTAGACATAGAGAGGTCAAATTTTGAATAGTCTAAAGCAAATGAATTTGGTGACCTTTGTAATTTAGACCAGATTTTCTTATTATCTAGCCAAACAGAGTTAAAACTATAAGCTGTGTCTCTGTTAATTTCAAAGAATTTGAGTAATGGATGAGCAAACATTGCCTCAAAAATGTTAAACACATAATTTAGAACATAAATTTGTCTGAACTTAGTTCCAGACAGTCGTTCTTGAGTACGCCATGCAATAACTGCAATGGTAGTTGTTATGATGTGTCCAAAGTCACGATTCCATATTATTGAATTACAAGCGCGCATTGCTTCATCCTTATATTCGGATTTCGGTGTTTTGAACCACCACGCACCAGTTGAAGTATTTGTTGGAAGTGAGTCGGCTGCTTCATGAACAGAACATGGTCTGAAAGTCTGTCTTTTTAGACCCATCATGTCAAGAGCCAAATCGGTAGCTTTTGATAATATTTTGTAGTCAACGTTCATAATGCCAGGTTTAGACATTAATGAAACAGCTTCATTTCTTAATTCTGTACTTTTAGACCTTGGTTCAGTAAACGAGTCTTTTGTGTAACCAAAATTAATAGTCATGAATGTTTCGACATTGACTGAAGGTAGGCGACCAGCGCTACCAAGCGTTGATTGGATCGCCTTGTCAATATTGACACTCGGACAATATTGTTGTGCCATCATGGCCAATTTGTGGACCTTATTTATAAAGGTAAGTTTTTGCATACAAAATTGTTAAATTGTATCTGCCCGTACAAACTGGGTGTAGTTATATCTCAGCAACTACGACTCTGAGGTTGCGGTCTTGCTGCAACTGCGTTAAATCCAGGTCAGTAACCCTTCCGATAAAC